ATGTTTTTCGACTTTGCCATTACATCTTTAACTGCATCAGCTTTTCCTTGCTCATAGAAGTGTTGAGCTAAAGTATCAGCGTTACGGGCTGCATACAGAGCTTTGTGGTAACCTTTAGCATCAGATATTTCTCCTTTATCGTTTAAGAACGTCTTAACGAAGTTAGCAATATCCGTTTGTGCTTTAGCTACTGCTTCAGGATTTTTAACACCATATTTAAACTTTTTATCTCCAACAGAGAAATCAAAACCTTTGAAATCATTAGAAAAAAGTTGATTAGTTTTGTTGCTAAAATTTTCCTGCCTCTGTTTTATAACCTGCTGTTCTTCATTGTATCGATTGAAAAAGTCTACTGCTTTTTGTTGCTCTTGGGTTACGCCCGGTCTCAACTTGATCTCGTCGTAATACTTACCTTTTAAGTCTTCCAAAAAGTTTTTGGCTTTTCCAACTTCTTCTTTAAACGCAATTTTCTTTTTGCGTATGTCTTTATCGTCATCTAACTCTTCATCATAATCAAAGTCTTCTAATAAAAGACTTACATCTTCATGATCAAGATGTGGACGTGTTTGTTTATAATATTCTCTTACTAACGTGTTGTTATCTACATTAGTATAATCTGCATTAAGCCGCACATAGTCAGCGACTGTACCACCAGTGTCTTCCATGAAAGAAACTAGCTTTTCAATATTTTCAGGTAACTGTTTAGTTGGTTCTGCTTGCTGTACAGGTTCATTAGAAACTTCAACATGATCATTAACTTCAGTTTCTTCTACTAAAGTTAAAGGTGTTTCTACTTCTTCTTTGGTTTCCCGTACTTCTTCAACCACTTCTTTGCTGTCGCTACCGTTTCCGGATTCTTCGACAACAGCATCGCTATCATTTGTCTCTTGTGTTTGAATGGCATCTTTTTCTTTTATTTCAACTTTAGTTACTTCAGGCGCTACTTCACCTTGACCATCTATTGGTGTTTTAGGTATTTCAACTTTAGTTACCTCTTCTTTTTTTCCTAAATTTTTAGGTTTAGAAGGTTTTTTAATTTTAAATTCACCTTCTTGCTTTACTTCTTCTGACATAATATAATATAATTAAATAATTAAAAGTTTTTTTTAACGAGGTTCAAACTGTTCTAGTCCAAATCCTCCAAGCGCGTCATTACCAGCTGACTCAAAGTTTTTTGGTAATTCGTCATTTTGTCTTTGCGAAATCATTTCAGACTGTTGAGTGCCTATAATTCTAGCACGTTTATCTTTACGGTCTTCTATTTCTTTTTCACGAGTAGATTCAGCATCTACTTTAGCTTTCGCTAATTGTAAGTTATAACCAAACTCTTGCTCCATTAACATTTGTTTTATTTGAGCTTCTCGTTCTAATTTTTGTATTTCAAATTGTGACTTACCTTGTTCTAATTGTAGTTTGCTTTCAGTAAGAGCTTGTTGTTTCTGTACTTCAGCTAAAGCTGCTTGTTCAGAAGCTTGTGCGTTTGCTTGAGCTTGAGCTTGTATATTTTGTTGCTGAGCTGCAGCGGCAGCTTCAGCACGTTGCTTTTGTTTTTGTTTGAGGTATTGGTTTGCTAGCTTTATATTTTTAATCTGCCTAATGTCAATAGCATCTTCTAAACCTATTTGACCACCTTGTAAAGCAACTTGTATATTCTGTTCTAATCTCTGTTGCTCTTCTTCTTCTGGTTCTAGCTCTAAGAAAATACCAAATTCATGCATGTTTAATTTTTCTATCTCTTGTAAAGAACCTACATTATATTGATTGATAGAACTTATTAAAGCGTTTTTAGTAAGCGGAAAGCTTAACATATCAGCAGCGCGTAAGCTTATATTTTCTGCAGCTCTAATTGTTAAATACATAAGAGACTGTAATATATGCTTGGTAGCTGTATTTGATGCTGCTGCAGCTAATTTTTGTAAACCTACTAACGAGTCTTTGCTAGGTTGACTTCCGTCTCTAGCCTCGTTTAATCCTGTCACGTCGCGTATCATTTGTAAATAATATTGATACGTTTGCACTAGTGCACCTATTTTAGCTTGACCATTTGATGTTTGTAACTCTTGAATAGGTACTTTACCAGGATTTAAATCACCATCTATTGTTTTAGATCTTCCTACAATACTACCAGTTTGAAAGTACATGTTCAAAGCTTCTTGAGGATTATAATTTGTACCATTTCCTAAATCAACTTCTGATAACCCATCAACGTCTACAAATACTCCATCTGGCACCATCCTAGCTAGAACCTGTTGTATCTTTAAATGGGTAAGTTGTATCATGTCAGCAAAACCAATACACTTACTTACAACACTTTCTATTCTGCCTTTATACATCCGTGGAGCAGATATAGCATAATTCATTTCTACTTTAGTTTGATCGCTGTAAGGCCTTGTCATATTATCAGCAAGTTGCCACTTAAGCATTTTTTCTTGACCTAATATTTTGGCTCCACTATATAAAACCTCTATCGCTCTATGTACTCTTTCAAAGTTATTGTTTTCAGGTGGATTAAAATCACCTGGTTTTTCTAAAGCTTTTTCTAAACCTTGATCTGTTTGTTTAATTTTAAATACTTGATTATTATACGTTTTGTATTCAAAATATAAAACTTGTATGTTGTTGTAGTTATCATCTTGACCCCAATAATTTCTAGTGTAATTAGAATCGCCAGGATATTTTTGTATTTCTTCTAGCTCAGAGTCAGTTAAATACGGAAATTGTTTTTTAACTTCTTCTAAGCTTACACTTTTAACTTCTCCAACATAATACACGTCTTCAAAGTTAGGGTCTTCTGTGTAAGAATAAACTAAATTAGCTGGATCTACATAATCTACAGTTACTCCGTTAGCTAAATTAAAATCTGTTTTAACGCAGCTTATACCTATAGTAACTAAATCATAAGCTAATCTTTTCTTTATTTCATCGTACTTATTGTAGTTAAATACATTTTCAATTAATTCTTCTTCAGCTATTTCTATAGACTGCTTGTAGCTTAATTGCATGTATAACTCTAGCTCTTCTTCGTTTTGAGGCAGAGCATCTGGATTTACACTTGAATAAAAATTTTGACCCGTAGCTTTATTTAAACTTTCTATTTGTTCTCGACTCTGCATGTCTCTTATAGCGTCGAAAACATATCTAGTTCTTTGCTTTAAAGCAAATGGATCACTAGCGAAAGATTTTATTTCATAACCTTTATCTGTCATGCCATTTACTACAATATCTACAAATTTAGATAATACAGCAACTGGTTTCCAGTCTAAGTTTAAATAAGACAAATCACCATTTATTGATAATTCATCTTTATATTTAGCTACAGACTGTTCTCCTCTAGCATAAAGCCTTAATCTATGAAAATCTTGCCAGTTATTACCAAAACGACCACCAGCACCTAAGCCACGATCACCTCTAAACCATTCGTTTTCAATAGCTCTACCTACTTGGAAACCATAATCCAAAGTATTCTTTTCTGCGTCTGGTACCACCTGACTGGGAAAGGAACTATTTACATTAGTATAAACCATTTATTATATTATTTTTGAAATGTAACCTGTGTTATCGTATCTTTTAAATGATATGTTAACTGGATCTCGTTGTTGTATGTTTACTGGTGTATATTTATTTTTATTACAAGCCATTATAGCTAAGCCAGAACTAATTGTTGCGTCAAATTTTGTTCTATTGTTTATATTAAATTTGGCCCAATCTTCTAAAGTTCTTTGAAAATACATGTCACCATAACCATTTTCATTTAAGCCCACATAATTTTCTATATACGATTCTATAGCAGCGGCGTGAGCTTGCTTAATATCTTCGCTTGAGTTAGGTATACCACCTATTTCTCTTTCTGCAACCGAAAGTTTATTGTATAATTTATCAGGTCTATTTATAGAGAACTTTCTATAACCTCTACGCTTTAAGTAATACAGTAATCTTGGTTTGTTGTTCTCTGCTAATATAGGCATACCATAAAAATGTAATGCCATTAAAACATCTTCAAAGAATATTTCAGCCGTTGGAGGTCTTGATATATATTCTAAAAAGAACATATTAAATGGAGCTTGCTCCATGCTGAATTTTGTTAGGCCGTGTAAAGATCCTTTTGATCCACGCTTGTCTACCGTACCAGATATATCGTAACTATCACAACCAAAAGCGCCTACGTGATCATTTCCAGGAAACTTCACTCCATTTTTTATTATCACACGATTTTGTAGATTTATAGATGGAATCCATGAAACTAAAAATCTACCGTTATTGTCAGGTACAAAATTTACACTTGTATCTTTTATACCACCAGCCCACTGAAAGTTACCTTGAGTTATTGTTGTTTTGTTTTTCATATCTTCATTGTGATCTATCTGTTCATAAATCTTAGTTAGATTAAATAAAGATAATTTTGCTTCGTCTCTAAATGCGTGTTTTTCTGTTCGAGGAAACTGACGATAGTATTCATTTAAACTGTCCTGATCATTTCTAAGACCATCAACTTCATTTTCCCAATGTTCTATAACACCTGTAGTAATTAAATCGCCTTGCGCATCTTTAACCGCGTCTTTTGGTGAGTCGAATACAGGTACGCCATAAGAATCAATGAATCCTTCGTAGTTCCATTCCATAGGTATGAACAAACTATATAATCCCGAGCTAGTCTGTCCATTGCGGTTTCTTTGTGTGACGTCTGACGCATAGTATAATTTTTTAAAGTTATCACCTCCTTTGTCTAATGAGTTGCTTGTTGAACCCATCATACATTTACCAACAATTTTACTACCTAGTCTCATTGTTGTTTTAGTAACACGCCAGTTGTTTAAAATGTTATCAGGACGCTCCCACTTACCTGATTCATCATGGGCAAGAAGCTTGAGCTTTTCACCATCATATGAGTTGTCACCCGTGTTTTTCCAATCGATCGTGGTGTCAAGACCTTCAATTTCTTCAGGCGTTTCACCTTGATCAAGTTTACGCCTTGTAAGTTTAGAAGCTGGTACTCTGTATGCGAGCTCTGTTTTTGGCCTGTCCATACCGTCTTGTATTGGTTTAAAAAAGAACGGGTAGTTGACAGACATAGGTACGACTTTGTCGGTAAACATTTTCTTAGCATCAGCTCCTGATTTTGAAAGTATGCCAAACCTTGAGTCTGAAGATATTGTTGCTTGATGTACAAGTTCTGACGATGCCATAAAGGAGAAACCAGAGCGTCTGTTTTTAAGATAGCACATTCCATAACATCTTTGATCTGCTTTACAGGCTTCCCAGAATATAAAGAAAATTCTATTTGATTCTCTATAATCTGCGGCGCCAACGTCAATTTTAGACCACTGCAAGAACATGTAATGAGAGCCAGTAATATAAGTAGATAAACCTTTGTTTTTAAACCAAAAACCTTCTTCTCTTCTTTTGAACTCTTCATCAATATAATCATACCATTCTTCCTTAAAGTTAACTGGATATCTTTCCCAGTCAAATACGCTTTTAATTTTAGACAGTTTTTTTGGGTATTCTGTTTTTACCCAACGCTGATCTTCTTTTTCTTTAGATACAGCGTAAACGTTTTCAGGAATAGCTGGTAAAGCTATTTTAAGGTTTTGTATTTCAACCACCTCACCTATAGTACCATCTTTACTTATAACTACAACGTCGTTTTCAACGTCGTAACCATACTCCCACTTTTTATACCTATTGTTTCTTTTTAATAACTTAGGTTTAATGTGGTCTTTTATTGTTTTTATTAAAGACTGCTCGTACATTATCTTGATCTACCTTCAGCAAAATCTTTAAAACTTTTTTCTTTGGTTTCTCCAGTTTTATCTTCAAGCATTGTTTTTTCTTCCTCTATTCTAGCTAGTATTTCAAACGCGTCGAATATAGCAAGCTTTTTTGTTGCGGCTGCGTTTTTAAGTCTATCTGCAGAAACATCATCCTCTGTGTTGGTGATTATCTTTTCTTCAGCAACCTTAATTAACTCTTTAACTGCTTTCTGCCCAGCTTGGATTATATTCTTCCTCGTTTCCTTTGAACTCATATTTAACTAAAATATCATTTGATTGCATACAATATAGTCTTTGTTTATCTACAATAAACTCAAACTCCCTGTTAGATTTAAAACCAACTAAATCAC